CCGGAATAGGCGATCTTCGTGGTTTCCGTAAAGGATGTGATTAGGGCGAAGCTCTTGAAGGAAGTCAACGCCAGCCGCCAAGTCATCAGCAACAGATGCCGCCCTATCTGAAGCGTTAGGATCATTCATCGCTCCGCTACGAGCAGCCGCCATATCAATGAAGTCTCCGAGATGGATCGTTGTATCTGGCTTAAACCGCTCCTTGAAAGCAAGAACTGCATCTCTAGCCTCAGGGTCGATGTGATCTCCGTGAGAACAGCTAACAGCCATCCACTTTTTCCAACCTTTAGTTATTGCAAATGGCTTGTATTTATCGCTCGTTTTCATGGTGTCTAATTTCTGGACATTCAAAATCATCTTTACTCCATATAGGCGCACCGCACTTATCCAAGAATGGGAAGTGACGAAGGCAACTATAGGCTCTGTCTTTTAACTCTTCAGAAGTCTTGGGCCTTGTAGAGTGATGTAGTAAATCGCGCAAGAATTCTCTTGTCTTGTATAGCGAATACTGTTGCTCGTAGCGTAGACTCATTGTATCTCCTTGTGTGTTTTTTGTGCTGCTGGAGTGAATACTTTCAGGAACAATTCGGTAGAACCTATCCATGAGAAACCTTCTCCCCATGAAATCGTTTCTTCCGCGCTTGACATAACTACTTGCTGGTCTTTTCCGCATCCGGCTTGGTCGCCACGGAATGTCCACCAACTGCTAGGCTTTGGTATCGTCATTTAATAGTTCTTGTGGGAATTTGTGAAGCAAGTCAATCAAGGCATCCTCCCCGTCGATAATCGCATCCTCGCTTAACTGTGGATACACTGCGTGTAGCACTTCATGGATGGCGGTTGATAGGACGGAAGAAGGGTCTGGATCAACGAATATCTTCTTATCTTCTTCTACGCACAACCCAATGTCGTCTTCTTCAACGCCGATATAATCGTCTTCAGTTGGCTTCTTGAAAAGAACCTTCCAAGTTTCTGATTTGACTCGGACATTTATCCGTTTGGGTCGCACGATGATATGGTGTCAGATTGTTTTAAGAAGTCAAAAGATATTTTTATACGACTTCGCAAGTTGCTTGCTACCATTTAGTCACGCAACTCCAGTATCGAGCAGAAAATTTATCTTTGGCCGAGGAGCATTTATGACGAGCCTTGAAGCTCTCTCTACGCTTTCGGTCGGCAGCAGACTCGCCTTCGCGTTTTGGAGAGCCTGATACACCTTGTTGCCCAAACCTGACAGTCTTTGTCTTTCCATTTTGACTCGCTAAAACTACATGAGATTTCTTGGCTCCCGGAGTCCTCTTTGGTTTATTAACACCAGAAACCCCTAGCCTTTTCATTGCAGATTTAATCGCCTCGCTCATTGCTCAATGCCTCCTTGATGATCTGCTTTACATGGTTGATCTGTCTCGCCTTCAAGCACTGCCTTAAAATGCTTTTCAGCTTTGCGTTTTCTTTCTTCAGTGTTTCGATTTCTATTTCAGACATAAACAATTCTTAACAATCCCGTAAAACGACAGCATGGAAACCAGTAATGAAGTAGCTCCGAGTATCCATAGTTTAATAGTCATCGTTTTTTCTTGTAGTAATCCGTAAGCGTCCCTTTTCGGCGAGCTTCATTCTCATCCCACCATTCAGAGACGCCTTCTTTAACTTTCTCCCAAACGCTCTTCTCGTTGTAGCGATCTGACAACGCTTGCTTTCTTTTCTTGTATTCTTCGGATTCCATTTTAAGCGATCATCTTTTTGCTAAACTCAAGTGCGTTATCCCACCTGTTCTTTAAGCCGTTCCAGAATTTGGCTCTGGCTCCTACAGGTGGCGCAACTCGAATCTCGTAAGTCTCCCTTGCAACGCGAAGCTTGTCAAGAAGGTCTGGTATATTCTTCAATGCTTTAGCAAGAGTGGCCTTTGTTACAGGCCCGAACTTGCCGTCATCCGCGATCTGTAGGGCGATCTGCAAGATTCTTAATGCGCCTTTAGGGCCGCGATTAAAGGCAGTATCACGCAGGAATGCTTCGATAGCAGGCTCCTCTGTCCAAGCCTTAACGATGTCCGTGTATTCTACGAGATACTTCTTGATGTAGTTCTCGGCGGCAGAGTGTTTATTGTTATCCAATAATCCCTTGATGTGGTTAGCCGCTTTAGGATGATACCTATCGTTGATCCCAGCTATCTCAAATGTCCCGCCACCGTCAGCTTTGGGTAGCGGATAAACTTTAATTCTGCCCATCTTGTCGCGGCGAGCCTCTGACCTCAAAATAAAGTCAGCCATCTCCAGCCGTTCAGATGTTGTAGAAGCCCTCATCAGAAGTCAGCTTGGCCTTTAATCTCTCCCTTGATTGGTAGAACAGATACACTCACCCAAAGGCTATCCAGCAATCGAATCAAGAAAGGACGATCATCCACGATAGGAGTAACATTAATTGGGTTCTCATACCACACATGGCTAGGATACGGAATAGCGAATGTGCTTGATGCAAATATAAGGAAGATGCCTAGAAACTTTTTAGCTGGCTTCGCTTTTCTTACTTCAGCGTTGGGATTAAACTTCCCGCCGGGTGTAGTTCTGCGGATAGTCTTCCTAGCTTTAACCCGTCCGTAGATAGCAAGCCCTGCGCCGATAGCTTCCATCGCCAGCGTTACGATATCGGTCAACTCTTCATTAACAAGGTCAACATTGAGCCACTTCAAGACCTGAGCCAGCAGCATAACGACGATACCAATAATCGTCCTGCTCTGCCACCATGCCTTCTCCTCGGTCATTTATCGGTGAGCTTGGCAAGAGCAAGCTCGATAGCGAGGTTGATCGTGCGGTTTGAAGCGTTGATACCTTCTTCAACAGCGGCATCTTTAATCTTATCCACGGCGATCTTACGCTTCTCGTCACCGCTCTTATCAGATGTCAGCAACGAGGAGACAACATCCAACGCAATAGGAAGAAGTTCTTTCAAGAGAGATGTTGCCGATTCACGCAGAATTGGGATAACAAACTCGATAACAGATTTAGATGCTCCGGTAATAGCGGAGATGGCTTTGATGAGTAATGTTTTCATTTGTCTTTTTTATCGTTGTTTCGTTTTTCTATCATCACAATAATTGAAACGATAGCTGCAACAGTTCCGAAAGCAAGCGAGGTAATACGCAACCATTGTTCTACATGCGGCAGAACTGAAACAACAACAGCAAGCAGGCTTGTAGCGGAACCCATAATACCAGTATGGTGCGGACAGGATTGAGGATCAAGATTCATTTTAAGATTAGGCTTTTATCCAGTCTGAAAGGTCTCCGTTGTTTGTTGCCCTAATATATAAGCCAGCTTCACGGGAATTAATCAAAGGAATTCCACTGGCTTCCCTAACAAGATAAATAGACTTAATGGGAGGATTGTTAATCTCAATTGGAAGATCGGAATAAATTCTAACATCACCAATGCTTCCGTTTATTGCGCTCTCGTATGTGTTCTGGCAAACCTTATAAAGAAGATTCCACATCCCATCTCCACGCAATGGAGGATTAGGGCCAGTATTAATAGCGATCTTTGCTATGAGATTGTTCTTGGAATCTCCGAATTGTGGAAGAAGTGGCATTAGTTCAGAATATCGGGCCAAGTGGATTTGATGCCATCAAGGTCGTCTGGAAGCGGAATCAAAGTAACATCGCGGAGTGCTTGTTTAGCAGCAACGATTTCAGCTTTCTTCTCCTCGTCGTTAGCCTCAACTGCTTTCATAAAGTCGATGTCGAGCTTGGCAAGTTTAGGAGCGCGAGCAGCACGAAACTTATCAAGATGAATAGCTTTGGCCTTCTCGATGTTTACCTTTGCGCCAAGTTCAGCATCAAACTCATATGCGTTGAAGTAGTCGTTATCAATGTTAACTGACTCAACGATCTTGTATTCTACTCCTGCTGGAACATCTTTGATTGCGTCATTAACATCTCCAGTTGGGATTACAATAGCTACTTGTCCGTTTAATTGTGGGTAAGTGATAAACATAAAATTAGTTTCCGAAAACTGATACTGAAACTTGCGCGCACTCTGTAGTAACAAAACTACTATTTGCTGTAATAATTCTAAATAACAAATTTGTTCTTGGAGTTATAGTATCACTAATGCTTGCAATAAATCCAGATGTAGCATTTGTTGAAGCTATTGAACCGGTTGCATTTACAGAATAATTCGCATCTGCCATAGCCGTTGCAAAATTCACAGTATAATCACCAGTTCCATTCTTCGTAACGCTGGAGACATTGTATTGGGAGCGGATTGAAGAACGATTTAAAGTTATGTTCCCGCTTGTGGTCAGTGATGTTCCTGCTGTATATGTAAATACAGTTGGAGAAGTAATAGTCGCTACCGTATATGATCCATCAACACCAGTTCCGGTTGTAATGTTTGCGTAAATCCCTTGTCCTTGGGACAAATTATGATTAGACACAGTTGTTACTGTTACAGTTGTTCCAGATTGTGAATATGTTCCAGCTAAATTTTCACTCGATGTAGTTCCATCAAAATTCACCCATGCTTTGCAAATCTGCTTCTGCTCGTTAGTGCCAAGTTTGGATGCGGTGACTGAACCATTGACAAGTTGTGCGGTTCCGATATTCGCACTTGTCAGCGTAGTTGCATCGTTAAAAGTAATTCCTGCGGAGTCGATTGTTGTTGGCATAAAATTAGTTTCCGAAGATTGCTACATTTACTTGAAGGGTGTCTTTAAATGTTGACAGATCAAATACTTCAAATCTAACAGATGCTGTTGATTGCCTACTATTCCTTGAGAGAGCGCAAATGAACCCGCCATTTGTTGTAGTTGTTCCTTGATTATCTCCAGTAAGCAAAACACTATAATTTGCATCACTCATTGCAGTAGTAAATGTAATAGTATAATCACCAGTTCCATTACGAAGAACACTTGTTACATTTCCACTTGCACGAATCAAACGATTTGTGTTTGCTGTGCTAACTGCTCCAGAAGTATCCCTTGTTCCATCAAAGTTCACCCATGCTCGGCAAGCGTAACTC